ACACTTGTTAAATCTATTGCTGAAGAACTTCGTGGTCTTGCTGTGGAGTTTAATGTTCCTATTGTAAGTGCTACACAGACAACTCGTTCTGGTTATGGCTCTTCTGATGTTGAACTAACTGATACATCAGAATCATTCGGTCTTCCTGCTACTGCTGACCTGATGTTTGCTCTGATTTCTACGGAAGAACTTGAAGGACTCGGCCAGATTCTTGTAAAACAACTTAAGAATCGTTATAATGATCCTACCATTCATAAGCGTTTTGTGGTTGGTATTGATCGCGCTAAGATGCGTCTTTATGACTGCGAACAATCTGCTCAACAAGATATCCTTGACAATGGAAAGGATGAAGAGTATGATTATGAAGAAAAGAAACCTAAAAAAACATTTGAGGGATTTAAATTCTAATGACTATTGATTTGAATAAGTATGTCGAGTTCGTTAATACCACTACCTCTAATCCTAGTAAAGAACACACCCCTTTCATTGATAGGCTCATGGAACTTCGGGAGAATGAGTTTCCTACCGAGCGATTGCTTACTGCTGCTGTAGGTATGTCTGCTGAGGCAGGTGAGTTTACTGAGATCATTAAGAAGATTGTGTTCCAGGGTAAACCTGTGAATGAAGAAAACCTATTTCACTTGAAGCGTGAACTTGGCGATATTATGTGGTATGTTTCTCAGGCATGTATTGGTCTTGATATTTCTATTGAAGAAGTGATTCAAATGAACTTTGAAAAACTGAGTGCTCGTTATCCTGAAGGTGCATTTAGTATTGAACGTTCTGAAAATCGTAAGGAGGGAGATCTGTGACTAAAGAAAAACAAGTAACAATTAAAGTAGATGCTCGTACAGCAGCTGCAGTTCGTCAAGTTCTGTTTGAATCTCAGGTAGGATACACATATGATGAAGGAAGTGTTCCTCCTCGTGTCTCTGATATTCGTGGAGTAATTCAACAACTTGATGATAGTATTGGTGCTGTTCTTGGTGCTTGACTTTTGACCCCTCTGTGGGTCTTTTTTTATAAATAACTAAAAAGTATTTGTAAAGATGGATTCCAAAGAACTGCGTGGTTTAGTAGAAGCATACTCCGAAGTTTATGCTCCTCAAGAAGTTGATGAAGCAACTGCAATGGCCAAGCGTGGATATGATGAAGCACCTATCCGCCAAAAGATTGCTAAGTCAACTGGTGGTGGTGAAGCAGCAGATAGAGCAACTTCACTAGAGAATAGACCAACTTACGGTGATGCTAAGAAAGCAAAGGCAAGACAAGAACTTGCTAGAAAGCAGAGAGGTGATTTCCGTAAGACCACTTCATCATCTCCTGGACTTCATGGATATGCCCACAAGTCTGATGATGCTGGAGTAAAAGCAAAGCAAGCAGCAAGAGGAGCACAAAGAGGTGCTCTAACACCTGCAGAGAAGAAGCAATTTAATAGAGAAGAGTTTGATATCTTTGATATTGTTCTTGAGTTTCTGCAAGTAGAAGGATTTGCTGAAACTCTAGAAGAAGCAGAGTGGATGATGGCAAATATTATTGATGAAGAAGCGATTGCTATTATTGTTGAAGCTTCTTGTGAAGATGATGAAGAAGAAATGAAGAAAGGTAAGAAGTCCAAAAAGTCTGAAGAAGATGATGAGGATGAAGAAGAGGAGGAGTTAGATGAAGCACTAACTGGCGAACGCATTAAAAAGGTAATCAGAAAACCAGGCGGAACCAACTACACCCGTATGCATAGCGCAGATCCAGCGAAGCGTCCAACAAAGCGTGGTGGAAGAGGTGAAAGGGGTGCATCAAAACAGCATGATTTTGGTGCCGCTGATAGAGGTGCTGGAAACAAAGCAGCAAGAAGAGCTGGAACTTACCAGGATCAAAATGAAGAATTTGTTGGGGAAGGTAAATCTTCTAGACCACGCTATTCTGGTGGTAGAGGTGTTCTAGACCAGGAAAGAAGAGATGAAAAGAGAGAAGCTTCTGCTGAAAATATGCGTGGTCATACAGCAGGTCCTGGTACTATAACAAAGAATCCAAAGAAACTCCGCAAGCAAAAAGCAATGGGCGAGTTTGCTAAAGAAGCATTTGAAGCATGGCTTGATGAGGCAATGACCAATTACGAAAAGAATCGTAAGAGAGCAGCACAAAGAGCAGCAGCAAGAAATGCTGCAAGAGACCAAGGAAAGACTGGTGCTGTTCCTGGTGTAGGTTATGTAACTCCAAGACGCGAAAGAGAAACCTGGACTGATGAGAGTGGCAAAACAAGACACGCCAAGGGTCTCTGATAAATAAAACGGAAGGTTGCTCTAACCCTCTTGACTTTTAGTTGAGAGGGTTTTATAATATCTTTATCGGGGATATAGCTCAGTTGGTAGAGCGCGGTCTTTGCAAGGCTGATGTCAGGAGTTCGAGTCTCCTTATCTCCATTCTAAATACTTGAAAGAGTATTTGTGTGTTATGGCATACGATCCCGGAGATTTTAATTTAACTTCAGGAAATAACCCAACAAATCAAAGTGGATATTTAACCTTTGATGAAATAGTTTCTAGAATTAACTTAAAACTTGATTCTGGAGTTTCTAATGGGGAAATAAGTCCACAATTTTCACAGTGGGTTAAATTGAATATTGAGTATTTTGATCCAAGAACTACTGTCAATAAAGCAACGGAAATAAGAAATTCTTGGGATCGTGGAACACTTACTGGTGTAAAAAAACTATCCGAGATGTTAGAAATATTTTGTGGTCTGGCTTATGTTAAAGCACTGATAACATCTTCTTCTGGTTTGAGATGTTCCTCTCAAGAAAGAAATAGAGTTTATGAAATTTTGGGAACAAGAAATCCATCTGTAAGCAATTTTAGAGTCTGGTTTCCTGATGCAAAAAACTATCCAATAATTGATTCTCAAGTTGGATATTTTGAAGGTAATAATTTAGTTGCAGTTTTTCCAATTTCTACAAAAAATATCAGTTCTGGAAAACCAAATGTTATAAAATTTTCTGACATTTTTGAAAATGTTAAGGAACCAATTGAGTGGAAAAAAAATCTTCCCAAAAAGTCTTCTTTGAAGCAAGGAACTCAAACCGTAGTTGCTGCTCAAGGACTTCGAAAGAATCAAAAAATGCTATATCCTTTATATGCTGCAAAGTCTATTTTGGAATCTAGAATAACAACTCAATCCGATAAAAATTATTTTATGAGCAGTATGCGTCAATTGGGATTACCTGCAACAGTAAATATGCAATCAATAAAAAGTCTTTTGGGTAAATTTGGAAATAATCCAAAAAAAGATGAAATATTAGATTCTTTATTGCGTAATAATAGAAATGAATTGATAACTGCCAAAAAAATTATTCTAGTGCTATTGAGAAATTCTAGAAATTATAAAAATCCACTAGCAAGAATTTCTGACCAAAATGTTATTGCTTTTACGGAAGAAACTTGGAATGTTGGGACACTTGATTATCCTTTTACTTTTGGCAATCTATCCTTATTTTTTGAGAGCGCACTTTCAAAAAATTCGGTAGAAAAGGGTGGAAAAACTAATTATAAAAAAATGGTCGATGCAAATTATTTTGGTAATAATAGAGCTCTGGCTAAAAAATACACAAATCATGTTCCACTTGGAGCAGCCCAACCAGTTCTAGCAAAAGTGAGAATAAACAATTCATCTGGATTAATAACACTGACATACGATACTACCTCTAAATCAAATTCTCAATATGGATTGAGATCTAAAAATGCGATGAACAGACTAACAGATACCCTAGGTATTGCTCCATAATAAATAAAAGTATAAGATTAAACAATATGAAGAGTTTTTCCAAATTTCTAACAGAGGCAACTCAATCGCAAGCATCTCTGCAAGCGAAGAAGTTAAACCTCAAGAGTGATGGGCACGGTGGTTGGCTAGATTCCCGTGGAGAATTTGTTGCGAAAACAGAAAAGGGAAAACTAGTATTTTATGACAAAGGTAGAGTAGAAGGTGGCAAAGATCAACCAAAAGGTGCAGTAGGTAAATCACCAGCAGCACAAAAACCGGAAGCAAAACCAACTGCAGCACCTGCACCAAAAACACAAAAGAAAGCAGCACCTGAAACTTCTAATGTTGATACTGGAAGTGATACTTTAACTGTTGCATTTGGTCGTTTCAATCCACCAACAGTAGGACACGAAAAACTTCTAAAGGCAGCAAGAAAAGCAGCAACTGGTGGAGACCTTAAAATTTATCCTTCAAGAACACAGGACCCCAAGAAAAATCCTCTTGACCCTGATATGAAGATTTCGTTTATGAAAAAGATGTTCCCAGATTTTGAAGAGAACATTATTAATGATGCGGAGATGAGGTCAATCTTTAATGTATTGATTGCAGCAGCAGAGGCAGGATATGCAAATGTTAATATCATTGTAGGATCTGATAGACAAGCAGAGTTTGAGAACCTGGCACAGAAATATAATGGTGATCTTTATGAGTTTGATTTAATCCGCGTAATTTCTGCTGGTGTGAGAGATGCTGATGCTGAGGGTGTTGCAGGTATGTCAGCATCTAAGATGCGTAAAGCAGTTATTGAAGATGACTTTGAATCTTTCCGTAGAGGAACACCAAAGACATTAGATGATGGTGACACTCAAGCACTCTTTAATGCTGTACGTCAGGGAATGGGTGCAAAGAAGAAAAAGGTTTCTGAGTTGTGGCAGATTGCTCCAAAGTATGATACAGAAACTCTTCGTGAAAACTACATCAGAGGAAAGATTTTTAGAATTGGTGATATTGTAGAGAACTTAAATACTGGTCTTGTTGGTGAAATTATTCGTAGAGGAACTAATTATCTTATTTGTGTAACCGAAGATCAATATATGTTTAAGTCCTGGATTCGTGATGTTATGGAAGCGGAAGCAGAAGTTCCATCTACTAACCTAAAAAAACTTGTAAAGAAAGCAGTGAATAGAAGAGATCATAATATTGATGGATTTGTAGATAAAGAAGACCCAAAGGTTGGTCCTTATGGTGCTTTTATTCCACAAGCAAAAAATCTTCCAAAAAACTTTAGAGAAGAATATCAAGAGAAAAGAGTTGAGAGGAAGATGAGAGTTCCTGGAAAACCAAATACATTGGTTGGAACTGGTGGATACTTTAAGTATGCTGTTGATATGACTCCTGGATTTGAAAAAGGAGACAAGACAAACCTCCATTATGGTGCTAAACCATATAGTGGATACAAGCAATTAAATGTCAAGGAATTTATAAATAAGTATAAGGTAAAGAAATAGTAAGTTTACAATGTCTATTAATCCTCTGAATGATATCTCCAAAGTTTATTTGGAGCAGGTTTCTGTTGCTAGTAGAG